GACGGTCCAGATAATAAAGTTCTTGGTTCCTTGTTTAACTCTGGTGATAGATTAAAAGACTACTCACAGACTGCCAACAGCAAACTGTATGACATGAAGATTAAGAAAACAAATATTAGTAGAGACAATGAGGCTTCTGCAATCGTTGTAGATGCTGGTACTTCCGAGTATTTTGCAATTCTTGATTCTTACGAAGCAGATGCTATGGCTATGGGTATTGACCCTGAGTCATCTGAGTTTAAGGATATGTTTGGTGAGCAGATTAAGGCTGATACCGATGCTCTCGCTAAACGTAATCCTATTTGGTATTCACAAAGCGCACAGTTTAATATGTTAAAGTCCGATAACACGACTAAAACTATCCTTGCTGTTCTTGAAGATGAACAGTTTATGAAAACCAATAAAGACAATAAGTTAATTCAGGCTGTTGCATCTTACTTTATATATCGTAAACCACTTGTTGAACAACGTCTAAGTATGGCTGAAAAAGTTACAACAAATATTTACGACTCTGCAAAGTACGATGAAATTATTCAAGACAAAGATGATATCGCACGTCAGATATCGGAACAAGTTCCAGAGTTTGCCCTGTTCTATAAGTATTACTTAAAGCGTGACCCATTGTTCAGTGATGGTCAGATAGCGGAGATTAAATAATGGCAAGACCAAAAATAGTTACCCCTACACCAACACCTACGCCAACAACACCACCTATTGTTATAACTCCACCAGGAAAAGGTGCTGGAAACGTACCTGACAAAACCAAGGGTAGTAACCAAGGTACTGACAAAGGACCTAAAGATGGCATCCTATGGCAAGAAGAGTACAACACTCCACAAGGATACCAACCTCTAAAGAGATTAAGTAAGTCACAGGCTAAGGCAGCCTACGAGGCTGGCACGCTTACTGCTACACAGAGTAGTCTTGTTCAACGTGGCTATGCTGCGTATGTTGCTGGTGGTGGCAAGAGGAAAATTAATGGTTGGTTCTCAACCATGATTGATAGTGCAACTTCAACTGTGTCACCATTTCAAAATATTGTTAGTAAGTACAAACTTGGTGGCGGCTCTTACGTCACACAGGGTGATACTACAACAGTAACTGATGGCACAACAAGTCCAACAACATACGGTCCAAGCGGTGGCAGAGGTCCGTCATTTATTGGTACATCTCGTGCTGATATGGATTACTTCATTGACTCCACAATCCAGGCTGCATTTAATCGTCCTGCGAGTAAAGCCGAAAAAGACATGTTTGCCAAGCAGTATGCTGCTGGTGAAAGGGCGGCTGCAAAGCAAGCACGTACTGGTAGAGGTGCTGGATTTTCAAAAGACCAGTACACCAGAGACTTCCTAACTAATACGTTGCGCTCTTCCCTTGGTAGAGAACCTGATGCTCAGTTACTTGGTGATGCTGGTTCTATTCAAGACCAGTTGGAGCAGTACGCATCTGATATGGGCTTAACTAAAACCCTTCGCGGAATTAACAGCGATGTTGTGCGTGTTATGCAGGGTGAAAACCTAAACGATGTTATGCGTGGCTATAAGGATGAGGCAGTTATTTTGTTTAAGCCTTTGGCTGACCGCCTAAAGGCTGACAATCCTGCCAACCTTATGCAAGGTATAAAGGTCAAGGATATCCTTAGCCCCTACACGTCTTACATTGAAGACTTAACTGACAAAACTCGTGGAACTTTAAAGTTAACTGACGGTATTGTTCAGAAAATTATTAGTGCTGACGCTCTTCCAGATATGGGAACTGTTAATCAGTGGGTTCGTGAAACAACAGACTTTGCAAAGTCAACAACAGCAAAGAAGGAAGCACAAGACTTAGGTGTTTCTTTCCTTAGAGCATTTGGATATGGTAGTAAATAATGGCTGATGAATTAAACATTGATGTTTTTAAAAGCGTCTTAGGTTTGATGTTTGATGTCAATGCACCTGAGAACCAAGCATGGATTACTGCTGCCTTTAACTGGGCTAAGCCAAAGGTTGATTCTGGTGTTACCTTAGACTTAATTCCTGACATGTTACTTAGGTCTGATGCAGCCAGAGAGCCAGCAATGGCTCCATTCTACACTCGCTTCTCCTCCATGCTTAGTGCTAACGAACGTGCTAGAACAAGAAATGCGGAAGTTCCATACACAACCATTAGTGAATATGTCAGGGCTGAACGTGACTTTCAAGGTGCTGTAAGAACTCGCACAGGCTTTGAAGAGTTTGCAAGTATTGCAAATATTAAAAAGTTTATTGATACCGACCTATCGGTTCAAGAAGTAACTGACAGAATTGATAATGCTTTCTATGCTGTTCGTACTGCTGATGAAACACTGAAGAATGAAATTAAAAGAATGTTCCCATCTGCTACCGATTCAGACTTAGCCAGGGCTTTGGTTACTGGAGACACTGACGCATTAACTGGTGCCCAGAAGATTGGTCAAGCAGGTATTATGGCTGCTGCGACAACTATTGGTTACGGTGGAATTGCTTCCAATGTTTCTGAACTACAGCGACAAGGTGTAACTCGTGAAAAGGCTATGACTGGATTCCAGCAAGTTGCCCGTGAACGTAGTGGAATTCAACAAGCATCTCGCATGTTTGGTGAAACTGGACCAACACAAGCAGAACTTGAGTCAGAAGCATTAACTGGTGCGGAATCAGCATCAGCAAAGCGTCTTCGTTCACAGGCTCGTGCACAGTTTGGTGGTACCACTGGTATCACAACTGGTTCACTAGGTCGCAAAAAGCAAGTATAACAAACTCTCGTTGGATTAACCGCCCCCAACGAGTAAAAGAGCGGTAGTACATACCAACCTACATACCCCTGTGTAGGAGTGAGACTTGTACGAACAACAACTAATGTAAGGGAGATAGTTGCGATGAGCAACAATACACAAGACTGGGACGATGACTTTGAGTTTGAGGACTATGACGATGCGCCACAACGTGGTTCATCTGATGATGTACTCAAGAAAGTTAGACGTGCCGAACGTGCGAAAGACAAACAACTCAAAGAGTTGCAAGCCGAATTGGAAGCATTGCGCAAGTTCCAACGGGAAGCAACAATTAGTCAAGTCTTGTCGGAGAAAGGTGTCAACCCAAAGGTTGCTAAATTCATTCCAGCAGATATTGAAATGTCCTCGGACAGCATCAGTAACTGGCTGACTGACAATAGCGAACTATTTGGGATTGCTGCACCTACACAACAAAACGCAGTGGATGGTAATGACCTCGCTGCATTGCGTCAAATAGATGCAGTAACATCTGGTGCTATTTCTCCAGATGATGTGAATGATGCATTCAACATTATGAACAACGCTGGCTCTGCGGAGGAGTTACTTAACTTCCTCTACAGTCAAGGCGCAGAATAATCGCAAACAATCTAACCCATTAAGGAAAATATAATGGCATTTACCACTGGCGGCTATGCCGCTACATCTGGTGGAGACGCAACAACTAACGGTGGTCTCGGTGGCGGACAATACGCTTCCGCTAACAACGTTGGTGCTTTCACTCCATCAAACGGTGCGGGTCTAGTTCAGAAGGCATACGACCGCCTTGTTGAATTTGAACTTCGTGCTACCCCATTGCTACGTTCAGTAGCAGACAAGAAGCCAGCACGTCAGGCTATGCCTGGTTCAAGCGTTGCGCTTCAAATCTACAACGATATGGCTGTTGCTAAGACTGCTCTATCCGAAGTTGTAGACCCATCTGCAGTAACTCTTGCTACTCCAGATATCGTTACCGTAACCCTAAACGAATACGGAAACGCAACCATCGTTACTCGTAAGTTGCAGTTACTGTCTCTTGCAGACGTTGACCCTGCTGTTGCAAATATCATTGCATTCAACATGGCTGACAGCATTGACGAACTTGCACAGGATGCACTACTTGCTGGTACTAACGTACTTTACGCAACTGGTGGTTCAACTGTAGCAACAACTACTTCAGGTATCACTTCAGATGACACAATCACTGCTGCAGATATCCGTAAGGCTGTTGCCAAGTTACGTACTAACAAGGCTAACGGACGTAAGGGTTCAATGTACTGGTGTGGTATTCACCCAGAAGTATCCCATGACCTCCGTGCTCAGAGTGGTTCAGCCAACTGGCGTCTACCACACGAGTACTCAGCACAGAGCAACATCTGGGCTGGCGAAATCGGTAACTTTGAAGGTGCTTACTTCATTGAATCCCCTCGCCTACGCAAGGCTGCTAATGGTGCTAGTTCAATCAACACCTACGCAACCTTCATTGCAGGACAGCAAGCACTTGCTGAGGCTGTAGCCGAAGAGCCACACGTGGTGATTGGTCCAGTTACAGACAAGTTGATGCGTCAGCGTCCAATCGGTTGGTACGGTGTTCTAGGACATGCTATCTACCGCAACGAAGCGCTATACCGCATTGAGTCATCCTCAAGCATTGCGTAACTAGCAATCTAATCTCATCCCCAGGTCATATAACGGTCCTGGGGGTGGGGTTATGTTTCTAACTCAGAAGGAAAACATATAATGGCTTATCTATTCGCACCACCTACGGTCATCCAAGGACCAGCAGGTGGACACTGGTTGTTCTGGCGATACAGTCTTGCCCGTGGCATTACGGTGTACAAAATAGGTAACACCTATTACGAAGAGCAATACCCATCGCAAGATGATTTAGATGAAGCCAGTGTTGTTTACCTTGGTGGACATGAGCACTATGTAACTGCTGCACAGAAGACTGACTTAGAATCTGCTGGTTACACGGTGAGTACAGTATGACACTGATAGAATCTTTGACTGTTGTATCTCTAGCCTTAGGAATTATTGCTATGTTAGGTAAGTGGTTAATTGTTAATCCACTTAAGAACTTTATTAAAGAACAGACATATCCTATCCAGCCTTCGGCTAATGGTGGTCGTAGTCTTCCAGACATTGCCCGTACGGTGGACAGGATTGAAAAGCGTTTAGATGAGCATATTACATTACATCTTAAGGATGAACTATGAGTGGTAAGTACAATATTGTAGCCGAACAAGGTGCTACCTTTAATCTAAACTTTCGTGTTGAGACCGATGGTACTCCATGGAATCTAACTGGATACACCTTTGCTATGCAGGTTCGCCGTTCTACTTCTGCAAGCACAACACTACTTAATATTACTTCTGCAACCATGACTTCTATTGGTCATGTATCTGCGACAGTTAGCGCTGCTACCATGACTGATGTACCTGCTGGTAGGTGGGTATACGACATTGAACTTACTTCATCTGGTGGACAAGTTACTCGTATTCTGGAGGGTCGCTTTATTGTAACAGCAGAGGTGACACAGTAATGCCAGACTACACAGTCATTATTGAAGAAGAAGTTACCGCTACTACTGTTACCATTGAAGAGACAGTTACTGACATTATTCTTGGTACTGAGGTTCTACAAGAAACTGTTGTTATTGTTGATAACGCTCAAGGTCCACAGGGAACTCAAGGTATCACAGGTCCAACAGGTGCACAGGGTATCCAAGGTATTCAAGGTATTACTGGTCCTACTGGTAGCACTGGTGCTACTGGCTCAACAGGACCAACTGGTGCAACAGGAGCAACAGGCTCTACTGGTCCCACAGGGGCTACGGGTAGTACGGGACCAACGGGACCTACGGGTGCGACAGGTCCTACGGGACCGCAAGGCGACCAAGGTATTCAAGGGCTCACAGGTCCCACTGGTCCACAGGGAACCCAAGGTGTAACTGGACCAACTGGAGCCACGGGCTCACAAGGTATTCAAGGTATCCAAGGTGACCAAGGCGTAACAGGTCCAACAGGACCTACAGGTTCTACTGGTCCTCAGGGAGAAATAGGTATTACAGGTCCGACTGGTCCTATGGGACCAACAGGTGCCACTGGAGACACAGGTGCAACAGGAGCCACAGGGGTAACAGGTGCTACTGGAGACACTGGACCTATCGGCTTAACTGGTCCAACGGGTACTACGGGCTCTACAGGACCCACTGGTCCTACTGGAGATGTGGGTCCTACGGGACCTACGGGTTCTCAAGGTATCCAAGGAGATACGGGTCCTACTGGTTCCACTGGTTCTACTGGAGCAACTGGAGATACAGGTCCTATTGGACCTACTGGAGCAACAGGTAGCACTGGTCCGACGGGACCTACAGGTTCTATTGGACCTACTGGTCCAACAGGTGCTACGGGAAGCATGTCTTCTACCTATCAAACCACTGAGCCAGGTTCAGGCACTAATGGTGACATTTGGATTGACTCTGATAGTGACGCTCTCTACAACTTTACTCCAGTGCTGGCTACGCTTAATCGTTGGCGTAAAACTGTAACTGGTGGTCAGACTTCACTAACTGGTTCTGATGATAACAGTATGACACTTGCTTACACTCCAGGTGAAGAGCAAGTATTCCTTAATGGTGTAATGCTTGTTCGTGGTCAGGACTACACAGGTGCTGATGGTTTAACTATTGGTGGGTTGCTTGCATTATCTGCTAACGATGTAGTTGAAGTTCACTCACACGTACTGCAGGGTGTTGTTGATACTTACACTCAGGCTCAGGCTGATTCTCGCTATTACACAAAGACTGATTCTGATTCGCAATACGTAAATACCTCTGGTGACACCATGACTGGTATTTTGCGAAATACTGCTATACCTGCTTTTAGGTATCATGGATTTTCTTTAACTTCCGCTGGTATGCAAGGTGGTACAGCACCACTTAATCAAGGTGGATATTTAACGATTGGTTCAGGTGGAACTTACAGTAGATTTACTGCTCCAGTTAATGGAGTTTATGTAATTGGATTTTCTTGTTTAATTGAAATTAGTACTGGTAGAACAGAACTTGAAATTCGTAAAAATGGTAGTGGAACTATTGATGGCTATACACAATATTCTGCTAACGAAGACGCTGGCAATTACTCAACTGCAGAAAATCAATTCTTGTTATATCTAAACGCTAGTGACTACATTACTTTACATCAAATGCTAGGTACTTTACACGCAAACTTAAGCCGTGGAGACCGTCAATTCTATGGATACTTGGTAGGTTAATAATGTCTAAAGCAAGAGATATGGCAAGCAAAACATTCTGGTTGCCAGGTGAAACAATCCAAACAGTAACTATGGAAAACCTTGTGCAAGATACACAGGCAATTTCATCCCAAACAATAAATGACCTTTCTAATATGTCAATAGTTATTACTCCTAAAAAAAGTAATAGTAAAATTCTTATTCATATAAGATGGTCTGGTGAATTTAGTGTTTCAGACATAACGTGGCAAAGTACATTTGGATGCTCAAGAAACGGAACGCAAATTGGCAGGTCTGGTGGCGGTATAAATGGAACTGGTATTGCTATACCTTCGCTTAGTTATTTTGCTAGTGACGGAAATAGTACCGCAGAAAGTTGTATTTATTTTGTAACCGATGCTCCAGGAATAACGTCTGCAATTACATACAGGGCAACTATTGCATCAGGCGCTGCAGGAACTATTTACAATAACCGAACTGTTGGTCTTCCAAATACTTGGGCTTACGAAAGTGGATCGTCAGCAATGACAGCAACGGAGATTGCACAGTAATGACAGCATCAAGAGTAGGTTATGTTTACGATAGTGGACTAGCAGATTACATTCCATTTACTGGACCACCAGCAGCACTACCTGCAGGTATGTTAACTATGACTGCAACCAACACTGCTCCTTCTGGGTGGATGCTATGTAACGGTTCAGCCGTTAGTCGTACCACATATGCTGATTTGTTTACAGCCATTGGTACAACCTACGGTGTAGGTGATGGTTCAACTACATTTAATATTCCAGACTTTAGAGGTCGTGTTGCCGTAGGTGCTGACTCTAGCCAAACAGAGTTTGATGCACTTGGTGAAACGGGTGGCAGCAAAACAAGCGTTGCTTCCCATACTCATGGTATTGACCACGACCATCCGTCATTTACTTCTGGTACTGATGATACTGACCACGGACACGCTGGTTGGTCTGGTGGTATTAACGCTAACCACGTTCACACAACTAACACTGCTGGTGACGCAGGTTCATTCCTATCAGGTAGTACAAATAACTATCGTTATACTGATACTGGTTCACCATCTCTTAATACTGGAACTGTATCTTCTGACCACGCTCACTACACAACCGTTGGTGGACGCTCTGCTTTACACGGTCACCCTATTGATGTTCCTGCATTTACTGGTAACTCTGCATCGCAAGGCGTAACTTCAGGAAACCTTCAACCTTACATAACTATAAACTACATTATTAAACACTAAGGATAATAATTATGATGACAACAGAACAAATCGCTATCAATGTTACCATTGCTGGAATTAATACTGAGCGAAATAACATTGCTATGGCTCAGATGAATAAAGAATTTTATCAAGATAAATTAAGTCAAGGATTAGTTCTAACGGACAATGAATCCCATGAAATTCAATTCTGGGCAGATGCCGCCAACAGTGCTGAATCTAAACTTGCTTGGCTTGAACAGCGTTTAGCAAACTTTAATACAAATCTTTCAGAGATTTAATTATGGCTTGCCGTACGGGATGTCCAACTCAGGACTGTGAATCATACGCAGATTGCTGTAAGGGTGTAGCAATTAATAAGTCGTCACTACGCCCATAGTGTGATACTATCATAGTATGGTTAAGATTGCTGTCTATGCTATAGCCAAAAATGAAGCCAAGCACGTCAAGAGATGGGTAGATGCTACCCAAGGAGCAGATGTCCGTATTGTCCTAGATACTGGGTCAGATGATGAGACGTTTAAACTACTCCAGAAGTACCCCGTAGAAGCCCACAGCGCCACGCTAAGCGACTTTAGGTTTGATGTGGCTAGGAACATGGCACTTGACCTTGTACCTGCTGACGTGGATGTGTGTGTCTCCTTAGACATGGACGAGATTCCAGACCCAGACTTCTTTGACCTACTTCGTGAGGGCTGGAAGCCAGATACTGGTAGGGCTTGGGTCATGTGGGACACAGGTAATATCTGGGCTAACAACCTACGTGTTCATGCTAGACATGGATACAGGTGGAAGTATCCTTGCCATGAGGTTACTGAGTCAACTACTGGTGTAGATAACTGCATTGTTGTTGAGACTGCGGTACGGCATGTACCTGATAATGACAAGCCACGTAGTAGTTACTTACCACTACTAGAACTGGGACATCGTGAGATGCCAGATGACCACCGTATGCTGGTCTACTTGATACGTGAGTATTACTTCAAGGGTATGTGGCAAGAAGTTATTGACCACGGTAAGAAGTTAGAACTTCAATCTGGTGGTTGGAATGTTGAACTTGCTCAATCGTGGCGAGCCGTAGGCGAAGCCCACATCAAACTTGGTAATGAACATGAAGGTCTGCATTGGTATCAACGTAACGTTGAAGAAGCACCAGAAGACCTAGAGGCTTGGATGCCCCTAGCATTTCATTACTACGAAAAGAAAATGTGGCAGCACTGTTACCAGGCTGCTATCAAAGTAACCGAACTTTCCCTTGAGTCGCATAACCATTATGTGGCTGACTCTTCAATGCCATGGAGAATGTACGACTTGCTGGCTATTGCTTGCTGGAACCTAGACAAGAAGGGTTCTGCTAAGAAGTATGCACGTAAAGCAGTTGAACTTAATCCAGATGATGAACGTCTAGTTAAGAACTATGAGTTCATTATGACACAGACGGCTAAACAGTTCAAGGATAAACAATGACACATAGTCATACCGCAAA